GCACCTCTATGAACTCTAGCAACATCATTTGCTGTATGTGATGTTTGTGCTATTCCTAGTTGTCCTCTCTCAACTTTTACAACTGGTAGTGTTGCGATACCAGCTGCTACATCTGCTGAATCATTAATAGTACCAGTAGGAGTGCTTGAGAATCCAACTTCGGTAATTTTTAAATATTCACCATTTATTTTAAGGAAATCAGTTGGTTGAATTGAACTTATACCACTTAGAACAAACTGTGATAAACCTATACCAATATTATTGTTATGTGTAAATCCATCAAACACTCCAATATTATGAGTAATTGATGTAAATGTTATTGGTTGTTGTACAACACCATCTAGACCAATTAAAGTTTTGGTCATTTGTTTTCTCATAGTGAGTTTATGAGCGTTACCTGAACCTGTTCCTGTAAATGTTACTGCAACTCCAGTCGCAACATATTCAGGTCTTGTGTATAATTCAAATCTGTTTTCATCTAATACTTTCGCATAAACAGTGCTTGGTAAAATTGTTGTAACAACACCAGCAATATTTGCTGTAGAACCAATAGAAATTGCTGTACCTGCAACACCAATGAATGTTGATTCTGGTGTATATGTCAATTCTTCGTTTGTATTAAAGAAATGACTTGGAATATCAATTACACTTGTTGTAGTGCTAATTGTTCCAACAGGGTTAAATGTTTTAGAGTAAATAGGTATTCCGTCATGTTTTAAAACAAAATCTTTTTTGTTTGCTCTTAAACCAGCAGCACCGTCATATGTTGTTAAGAATACTCTTTGATCAACTGTTCCATATTTTAAATCAGGAGGTGTATTTTCAAAATCATTTGCTGTATATAAAATTTGATTATATGACTGCACTTCAATTAGAGAATCAAATTCAGCATCAGGATAAAATCTTAAATTAATATTATTACCACTTATCTCACCACCAAATGTTCCGATACCAGTTGTTGAACCAGCAGATACGAAAGGATATTGTACAGTTAGTATATCATCATCATCTCTTAATGATATAACTTGATGAACAGCAGATGTCTCACCACACGACACTCTGACAAGTGATTTGGAGGTTGTATCATTAAATTTATTAAGGGTTGCATATGTGATTGGACTTGCAGTTCCAGTAATATAACCCGACTCTAATCTAGCACTTCTCTCAGCACCAGCAGGTTGTCCTGATACAGAGAAACGATATGTGCCTATACCAGTTGCAGTTGAACCTAATCCAACAATATTTGATCTTATATCCAGTGGGTTAACTCTATCATTTTCTATTTGCAACTTAACGAGATTATTTTCAACTCTTGCAGTTACTACACCAACTATACTGTTACTTAATCCAGATTTTGAATCAACATATGTCTCAGCTATAGTTGTATCTGTGCCATCATAATCTACAATTACTTCACTATAGTTTATTTCTTTTGTAGCACTGTCTTGAACAAATATCGTTGCATAAAGAGAATTAAAATCATATGTTGGTATTTCTATTATAGAAGCGGTTGTAAATCCAACAGTTGTTGTACCTACTCCAGTGTTTACACCAGTTAAATCTACACTACCAATACCGTTAGTTCCAATTCCTGTTAAATCAGTATTGAAATCAATCTTAAGAATTTTTATATCGTGGTCTCTTAAAAATTTCTCAGTAGGTTCAAATACTAAATTTTTAGTTCCAACTGGAAGAATTTCAGTATCAAAATCACCCAACTTAATAGTTGTAAAATCTGTTGTTTTTTCAAGTAAAAATGCATTAGTTTCAGTAGTTAAAGTAACTAATTCAGAGAATTGAGAGTCTAGTGTATCAGGATCTACAATTTGTATCAAGTAATGTCCAAAATCTTCTATAAGAGGTTCAATAATTGTATTTGTACTTTCAAAACCTTCACTAGAAAATCTATCACTAACATCATCGTGAATTAATACTCTGTTTGTTTTACATCTTGTAAAATCGGTTAATGATTTATTTTTAATTGTTAAGAATTTAGAACCACTAATTCTTGTATCAAAATCTCTAGCAAAATCAAAATTATTAATCGCATCTACTCTTTGTTTATCTTTTAGTTCAAGAATATTACCAACATCAAGAACAACAGTTTGAGCTGATTCACGGACTTCACCAACTCCAACTTTTAAACTAGATACAACTGAAGTATCCGCAAAATTCTTTAATCCTGATGGATGAACCAAACGATTGACTGGATTAACAAATTTATCCCATTCAATAGAACTCTTAACTGTGTAAGATAAGTTTTGATAATAATCGTTATCAGGTATAACTTGATAATCTTGATTTAATTTACCAATGTCATCTAACCAACCATACTCTTGTCTGTTAGAAAAATCAGTAGTAAATTTCGCTTGATTATCAACAATACTTGTGATTTCAGCAGATACATTACTTAATTCACCTTTTATTCGATCACCTTTTTTAATTTTAAATTTACCATCAATTTTTATGTAATCATTTCTTACCTCAATTACTTTTAAGTCAGTAACAATATTATCAATAATTAATGTTTCTTTTAATTCAAATACACCTCTTGTTTGAACTGGTTCGATGACAGGATATTTTTTCTTGTTAATAAGAGTTGCATAACCTGATTGGAATGTTTTAGCAATACCTGCATTCGTAGTTACTCCTGCTAGACTAAACACAGCGATACACTGTGTTCCTGCAGTATAGTCAACTATATCAAAGAATGAATAATTATAATTATCAGAATTATATCCAGTTCCCTCAACTGTTGTTGTAGATATTCCTCCACTTACTGTACCGATACCAGCTTCACCAACTCTTTGAATACCCTCAACATAGACTTCATCTCCAATTGCAAATGGTTGCTCATCAAATCCATTAATTGGTGTCTCAAGGAAACAAGTAACAATGCCTGTTGAAGATGTTATAACAGAATTAATACCAACTCCATTTGAATTATTAATAGATATTATTTTATGAACTACTGAATCAAGTCCTGTAACTGGCGATAAAACATCAACTTTTGAAATTGTTTGGTTGGGTGCAAATGGTTGTATTGAAACATCATCAACTATTTCGTTTGAAACTGGGTTGTATACAATCAAATTAGGTTCACTCATATAATCTGAACCACCACTTACTATATTAACAGAAGCAATAACGTCAAGATTATCAATGTTGACAACAGGTGATATGAATGCTTCTGGTCCTAAAGTTTTGTCTGAAGAATATTCATATCCAATATCAACAATTCTAATCTTTTTAATTCTACCTATGGTCTTTGATTGTGCAATTATATTTGCATCAGTACCATTTTCACTAATTACTTTTTTAAACTGTGGTAATTTTTTGTAATTAAAACCTGGTGATAATATTCTAAAATTCTTAATTCCACCGTGAACGTTTACAGATCTAGTAGAGTATTCAAGTTTATCACATTGATCGCTTGTATATGATAAAAATTCAGGAACTTTTGGTGAAATTTTAAAAGTGTCATCAGTTACACTTGAAATCTTATATTCTCCATTGTATTCACTATCAATAAATCTTATCTCAGAATAATTTGGAACCTCAGTATCAGCAGTGCTTATGTATCCACCTTTTGTTAAACCATAATATAAAGTTATTGGTGTGGAATTAGAGAATTGAACACTCAGTTTAGCACCTTCTGGATCTGTGTTGTTTGTTCCAATACCTATGGTTCCTGCAGTTCCTACATTAAAAGAACTACTATCTTGTGAACTTAAATACTCATTTGTTAGATTTTTATCATAGAATAATTTAAAGTCAAAATCTGCAAGTGTTGTACTAGAGAGACCGAATGTTAGTTTTGAGTTCTTAACAACATCGATGCGAGGGTTTATTGGAGCAATGGTTTGTGTGCCACCAGTATTAGCGATAACTGGTGCTACAATTATTGGATTTGCATTTAAATCCTCAATTGTTTCTGTAAGTTGAAATCTACTACTACTTACTTTATTGACATAATATTTACCTGTACTTAAACCTGTTGCAGAACCGTCATAGAAAATCTTATCACCTGTTTTAAATCCGTGGTCAGTGATATTAAATTGATTATCACTTACAATATCAGATGCTGTAAATGTTATTGGATTAATGATTAGTATATCGAATTCAGAATTATAATCAACTGCAACTGGTGTTGTGCTTCCAGAACCAACAACTAAATTTGGAACCACATTCATTTTTACAACATCACCCTCTATCAAATTATGTTTTGTTGTATTCGCAGCCGAGACGTTTGTAGATACTGTTGTAACAACTTTGTCAATATCACCTGTGATTTGTTCTTTCTGTGTCTCTATAAAATATAATGAAGAATTAATACCAGCATTTGAACCTTTACTATAGAAGAATAATCCCTCACTTGTACTACCAATGCCAACTTTTGTAGTTACTAAACCAATGTTATCAATACCTTTATTAATTACAAAAACTTCAGTTGAATTAGCACCCAAGAATGGTAGTTTAAATTCTGTTACTAGAGGAGTTGTACCAACATCAAAACGATTTGCTCCGTTTCTTTTATTAATTGTTACCTTTTGTCCATTTTCAAATGGGTGATTTGGAATCCTAATTGTTCTTGTGGGAATAGAAACATCATTTGCCTGACCACCTATAAATTCATGTACCTTGATTGCACCACCTTCAGTTGTACCGACACCAACTGACTGAGGTCCATTAAAATAGATAATATCATTTAATTCAGAATTAAACTTTGTTGTTTTAACTGGAATACTAATTTGATTATTAAGAACATCTACATTAGATCCAGAAGTATGTGCTATACCTATATGTCTTTGTACTCTTACTATATTATTTGCAGGAAATATACTTAAAACTCTAACAACCTCTGGAGTACCTGCATTACCAGATCCAATACGAATAGAACCACCGACTGATACAGTATTAGGAATACTAGTAAGGAGAATATCTTGAACTAAACCATTGGCACTACCAGTTGACATATCTGCAGCTAAGCTGGTAGTGAATGTTGAAACACCGACATTGAATGAATTTGTTAAATTTTTAACATTTGTGCTTAAACCAGATATTGAAACTGCATCTTGATCATTGATTTCAATAAATGGATAATAATTCGCTACAACCTCATTCTCACCTTTCCATTCAAAAATTGCACCATTAAAAGGTGTGACTACTGTATCAATACGTGATATACCAATACCAACTATCTCACTTACCTGTGCCTTAAATCCTGAACCATTCGTGCTTTCATCATCAAATTCAGTCAAATCTCCTATTTTATAATCCTGTCCACTATTCAAAATTTGAATACTATCTACATCTCCCTTTGTGACAGCTTCGATTACTGATAATTGTCTTATTTTTTCATAAGACTCGATTAAGAAATCATTTCCTGCAAAAGGTTCGTCTACATTATAAGGTAAAGTATTTCTCCTGAGACCTGAATTATTAAAATCAAAATTTTGATTTAACAATTGATTTTCAGTAATAAATGGTGAACGATAAGTGTTACCAATAAAATATGGATAAACTCCCTCTAATTTGTTAGAGTTTGAACCTAATTTGACTGTTGCAAAATATGCATAAATTCCATTTGGAAACTCAGGAGTTTTACAAAATCTACCATTATGAATATCGAGATCTCCTGAACCATCAAAAATATTATCTTCGACAAAGAATCCTGCTGCATATCCTGAAGGTCTATTTACGACATTTGTAGTATTAGTTTTATATGATGATTGAATTATTTTTAATTCAGAGTTTATATCATCTGCCTTAGAGTATCCAAAAGGTCCATAAATTGGATTTCCATCATATGCCCATCCTATAATTGGAGAATGCCCTGTTATTTGATTGAACTCTCCGTTTGAATTTACAGTGAAAGTATTTTCAAAATTAGCAGCAGTATCCTGAGAATATCCTAATATACCAAAATGTAATTTTCCGTCTTTTGTTGAGAGATAAGAGTCTCCAAATCTACTTTGATTATTTAATGTTAAACTTCTAACTCTTGCAGTAAACTGTCCATTCTGACCTCTTGGAAATGCCCTTACCTCAGTTGAGACAGAACTATAACCAATACCAGGATTAGTTACTATCGCATCAATCACAAACCCATCTTTAATTACTGGACGAACAACTGCACCAGCTCCAGAACCTGTTGATATAACTCTAATTTCAGGACTTGAATTATATTCCCTTCCTCTGTTCACAACAGCAACATCAGTGATTCTACCACCAACAATTATTGGTTTGAATTCAGCAAATCTACCGTTTTGAATTGATACTTTTGGAATAACTTGTTTATCTAATGTAACTGAACCATAATTTGTTCCTTCTTCATATAGATATGCTCCAACAAGTTCTCCAGTTACAACAGGTGTTGCTACAATTTCACCTGTTATAGTTGAACCATATGAAACATTGATATTGACTTTTATGTCTGGATATTTAAATATTTGAAATCCTTGACCTTGATTTTCAAAATTAGCGTATATTCCTCTGTTAAAATTAACGTTAGAAGTCGCACCAATTCCAGCATCCGCTAATTGGAAAGTGTCATCTGTTAATTTATTAATATAATAAGAGGATGTTGTTGACATTCCTTGTATTGGAGATGTCTCTGCTGAATACTCAATAATCTCTCCATGTTCAAAACCGTGATTTTTAAATGTAACCACATTTAATGATGTAGAGATACCTGTAGGTTTTACTCTTAATTTACGATGAGTATATCCTGTACCCTCTTCTAAAACCTTAATTGCAACAAGAGTATTCTTCCTATCAGTCGTAAACCTATGAATACCACTTGCAGCAGTATCTGTGGATAATCCAACGGTGTTTATACCAGCATTTCCAAACGTAGCGTCTGTTGGTGTGTTAAACAATCTAACTGTGGTTGGGTTGACGACCCTTACATAGTAAGGAGCACCATCTGATAAAGTATCATTGATATTATTTTCAACATCAAAAGCTGTTCCTATGCCAATCGGAGTATTATTATTTGCATTGTAGTAAACTAATTGACCATCTTGTAGACTGTGCTCTGTTTTAAATGTTATAGTTTCATTTATGATATCAACACCACCATTAAAGAATACATCTCTACTATCAAAGTCTAATACCCTACTTCTTTGACCTAGTATTGGTTGTAAAACACATCCACTACCATTACCACCAGTAAGAGATATATTTTGAACTTGATCAATATCAAATTCTTGAGGGTCTACAAATACTTCTTTTACTGTACCCTTGAGTATTGGCTCAGCAGCAGCACCAACTCCACTACTTGTTTCTATACCTATGACTGGTGGTTTTAAAATATCATATCCAGATCCACCATTCAACAAGTCAACAGACTCAAGTGAACCATAATAAATTTGATTATCTGAAATTGGTGAACGTATATTAACACCGTTAATAAGTATTCCAATATCATTTGTAGGAACATCCTGTTGTGAAGGAACAAACAAGTTTTGAGATAGAGGTATTTTCTTTAGAACATTATCTGCCTCAAGAACTCTACTTGCATGTCTTTGTAAAACAAAACTATGAGTATCTGTTGTAGATGTGGTAGGACCTACTTGGACTGTACTTGCGGTTCCAATTTGTGCATTTGAGTTATATAATCTTATTTTTGATACGTTTTGATTTGGACCTGGTATGACAGGATCAACATAATATGTTCTACCAGTATCCAAACCAATTAAACTTTCACCATTTGGTTGATATACAACTGGATCACCTTGAATGAATTTTATATCTTCACCAGGTGGAGGTGTAAATTGTATAAAACTATATCTTTCATTTAATGAATTAAATCCATCTAAACCAGCAGCAGTGCCTCCTACTAGAACTTCTTCGACTATATTAGTTTTGATATCATAACTTGGTAAAGAACTTGATGCAACGTAACCATCTGTATTTCCATCAACATAAACAGATAGTGTATCTGCGATGAATGTGTCATTTCCTTGAGCAAGAGTTACACCTGAACTCGTAACTTTTTCAACTAATCTACGAATATCATATTGTTGGAATTGAACTGGATTAAATCCAGCAATATTAGTCGCATTTATCTGATTAAGTGTAACATCTATACTTCCAACTACACCACCACCAACAACAGTTTGTTCATTTCTCTCTAATATTTCAAATCTATCTCCTACTTTTAAAGAAGACTTATCAATTTTTGTTCTTAATTTAAAGGTAGATCCTGAAATTTCAACTTGAAATCTTGAAGATGTATTATAAATCCAAGAATTTGCAAAAATTTGTTTGTAAGTATTTCCATCATTTTCTATTTTTTCTCCAATATTTTTAACAAATAAGTTTTCTTGTTCATTTACCAAACTTATATCTGTTATTGGTACTAATTCAGATAAGACACCAGTAATTCTTAGATCAACTCTTTTCGATAAATCACCATTTTCATATCCAAATATAGTTTCATTTGAACGTAAATCAGCAGCAGTAGCAATACCAACACCAACTCCCGTGCATCCAAAAAACTGATTGATAGTTTTAGATGTGTAATTAATATTTGTATTAGAACCTGCAATGATAGTTCCTGTTGTTCCGAATCCTACTGTTGAATCAACATCTATAATCGTTGCTCCAGCTGGTGCTCCTCCTACAACTTTTGTCTTACCTGGTATTGTAAACGTACCTTCAATTAAGTCACGGTCACTAAAACCAACAAATAATGCAAGTTTATAATAATTTCTATCCTCTCTCTTTATTATCTCTACTTCTGACACTGATGCATTAGTTTGTAAATCAGTTGATTTAAATATTGTTTGTCCAGTTAAGTTTTGAGGTTCTCCAAATGGTGTAATCAAGTCAGCTACAATAACCTCACGACGTATAAATTCAGCGTCAGATGGTTTAATTAAATTACCCTCTAAGTCAAGTATTTTTGATTCAACACCATAAAGGACTTTAAATAAAATTCTTATTGATTCTTCAACACCTTTTGATTGATAAAAAGAACGAGCAAATTTTACAAAGTTTCCGACATCTAATTTTTCTGAAAAATCGTTATTTTCTAAACCAGGTAAAAATGTTTTTTTAAGTTTTTTAAAAAATTCTTGTATGAATAATACTGATAAATTTTGAATTGATGCACCAACATCATGTGAGTTAGCGTTTGTTTCTTCAAATTTTAAACTTTCACGATTAATTTCAAGTAGTGAAGATGATATTCCAACGTTATAACCAGTAATACCACTAAATCCACGAATACAACCAGTGAAAGAAGTTGAAGTGATACCAGTATAAGAAATTATTTCATCATCAATTTTAAGTAATCCATATTCAGCAGGAAATCCTTTTGTACTTGGAACATTTATAGTAGTATCTGTCGTAGATATACCTGCAGTAGTCGTGGTAACACCAACAATAAGTTCTGGAACTAAATTATCTGATTTCAAATACTGATCAAAATTTGAGATTAGATCAGAAGGACCACCTTGAAACTCTTGGGAAATGTAATATTGCTTTAAAAATTCAACAGCGTTTGGAAAATCATCCAAAACAAAATCAGGTAACTGATTTTCAATAATCGTATTGACTTGTATTCTTTTGTCAATGTGTGACATAAATTATTTCCTCTCTAAATCTCCATTAGAGTAACTTGATGTATAGTAATCTCTTGTAAATACAACTCCTGAAACATCTTCACCTGAAGCAATTACATCCTTGACTGTATTTATTGTACTATTCGATACATCAAAATTAAGATACAAATCTTTTAATCCAACTACATCATTTGATTCAGGGAATGCTTGAATCTCGATTATGCTGTTATCACTGACTGTTGATGTAAAATTAATAGTGTTTAATATGACTTCACCTTTTTTATAGTCAACAATACCAGCATCCTTTATTAAAACTACTTGCTGACCTTGATTATTCTTAGCAACAACTGAAAGAGTACCCTTCATACTACCATCTAAGTTACCTGAAATATTTTTATTTGGAACATCAGTGATATAAGCAACTTGTGAAAATCCATTTATTGTAAATCCTGTGCTCTTTATATTATAACCTGCTGGATTAATATAGAAACGATTACCGAAACATAATTCATATTGAGCAAACTGATTTAAAAGTGCCTTTAAATCTCTTCTTACGATGACCTTTGTTATATTGGAAGTAATACCATTGTCAACACGGTCAATTAGTGTATTTAATTTACTGTATTTAAATCTTCCACCAAACTTATTAATCTCTACATTATTTGAATATTCATTTAATGCACTAACAATTTCACTTTTAAGAGAATCTGATGATGCTACTTGTGCTGTATTGTAATATACATTACTTTCAATTTCCACATATAGTATTTTCAAGTCAACTATTTCGGAATTGATACCAGCGATAGCGTAATTCTTCAATCTGTTTTTGATTTGAGATTTATCAAAATCAGATACAAATGTTCCATTTTTTGGTTTGATACTAATTTGAACTTTACCAAACTGTGGTGGATCTAATTCTTCTCCACCAACTACAGCAACAGACTCTGTAGCAGGGAAAATTGTTTGAATTATTGCCTCATAATCTCTTGGTGTAACTGCTCTATATTGTGCTGAGTAGAGTCTTGGAGCAAAATACTTAATAGAAGACACATCTTCAACTTCGGCACCGTTAGAAGCGTTTGAGATGGTAGTAACTACTACATTATCTGACGGTGTGAATAGTGTTCCATCACTCTTTTCAAATGATCCTTGAAAACTAAAATTGGCAGGACCATTTCCATCTTCCCCATCAGTTACAAGATATTTTGCTGTAATGACTGTCCCAGACTCTAGTTTTCTTCCAAATAATCCATCACCAAACATAATTTCATATTTTTCATCTTGAACCTCTTGTGCAAGAAAAATTTCTGAGTTTTTATCAACATTTAATATATTATCAACCATCGAATACTTTCTTCCAAGTCCAATATCAGTTGGACCTTTCACATATACTCTTAAAGTTGAACTATCAATGTTTGGACTATCAATAATATATCTTTGTTCCTTCGTATTATCAACACGATATACTCTTTGAAGCACAGTTCCTTCATACACAGTGATTGGATCTACAAATTGTGCGAATGAAGTGCCACCAATATCTCTAACTCTTGAAGATGTTATCTCTTCTGGTATTGAAAAACGATAAGTTGTATTTGCAACACTACCCACACAAACTAATCCAGTGCGGAGTGTAAGGAACTTAGGAGTGCTATTACTTGTAGGACCTAAGTTTACATCACCTATGTTAATTGTTGCTGTTGCAGCGGTTTTTGAACGGGGTACATATCCAATATTTCTCGCAAGAGATACAACATTCTCTCTTATTGTTGCAGAGTCTAAAAATGATTCATTTGCGACTAAATTTGCATTAAATGCATTAATATATGTGTTATATGCTAAAGTATCGATTATAACCGAAAAGTTAGAACCCTCAAAATCAAAATCAGTAAAATTTGAGTTTGAACGAAGAAAATCTTTTATCTGTACTTTGATCTCATCAAAGTCTAAATTTGTAAACTGTGTAAAGGGCATATTATCTTGTTGGTTCTAGTATAAAATCAAAAGATTGTACAGGAGCTTCTAATCCTATAATATCGAAAAGCACTTTTACCTGAACAGTGTTCGTGTCTGGAGATGCATCAACCTCAACACCTATATCACCGACTCTAGGTTCAAAATTTCGTATTGTAGTACGAATCATATCTTCGATAATCATCACAGATGAACCTGCAAAGTTATCAAAGAGCATATCACGTATGTTTGAACCTAGATTTGAGTTAAAAAATCTCTCTGTAGGTATCGTTTCCACTAAATTACGAACAGATCTGACGATTGCTCTCTCATTTACAAGAACAGGTAGATCTTTTGTCACTGGATGTGGTTCAAAAGATAGACTTATATCCTTAAATGCCTGAGATTTGCGTGGTTTCGCCATTATTAATGCTTTTAGATTTATTTATACCCTATCT